CAGATTTGGCAGGGTGCTGTCGAGGTATTTCACCCGGTCCTCGCGGGCACGGTTACCGATCTTCTCCTCGGCCGCCGTGATCTTCGGCAGGGCGTAATTCAGGAAGCCCGGCGACGCAGTGTCGAGCCCGTACTTCTCGGTGAGCTGCTTGATGTAGCCCGCTTGCACCTGCGCCAGGGCCGCTTGCCCCTTGTCAGGCGAGAGGAACGCGGCCGGCCCCATCTGCTCGTAGGCGCCCAGCATCCCGGCCTCAGCCTCGGCGCCGGCCAGCTTCGCCAGCCCCCGCTGCACCCCCTGCTCCCGGTAGGGGTTAAGCAGGTTCATCAGGATGCCGCCTTCCGGGTCTCGCTTGCCCAGCTCGCGGTTGGCCTTGGCGTAATCGAAGGCGCCTGCCTCGTTGGTCGCATCTGCCTGGCTGAGGGCCCGCAGCGCCATGTTCTTGGCGAAGACGCTGGCCTCCCCCTGCTGCGATGCCCAGCCGGCCGCAGCCTCCCCCGTGCCCTGGAGCACGCTGGTGATGTTGGCGTTGAATGGCGCCAGCGCCTGCGCCAGCTCCTGGAATCGGTTGACGCCGCCGTAGCTAGCCTGCTCCGGCCCTCGCAGCGTGGTGATGCCCTGCAGCTGTGGCATCCCCGGCGGCCCTGCAACCGCACCCGGCTGAAACTGCGCCGGCTGGATGAAGGCCTGCACCGGCCGGGCTTCCGGGTTGACCTGACCCAGGGGGAGATTGGTTTCCATCAGTTGCCCTTGGGCTCAGCGGCCTTCTTCATCCCGGCCGCGCTGTTCATGTAGGTGCCCACACCATTCAGCAGGGCCGATCCGATCCGCAGCGCCGCCGGGCCGCCGCCGGGCCCAGGGCCGGTCATCGACGGGGCCGCCGGTTGCATCAGCGCTGGCATCGGCGCAAACGGCTCCATTGGCTCGATGTAGACCGTTGGCGTGTAGAACTGCTGGCTGTTCCACTGGCTCAGATACCGGCCCACCAGGGCGGTCTGCTCCCGGTTGAACTGGTTGCGCTGCAGGCCCTCGTTGATCTGCGCGATCGTGTTGTAGTCGCCGGCCTGCTTGGCATAGTTGTTGATCAGCCGATCAACGGACAGACCCTCGGCATCCATGGCCTGCACCGAGGCCCTGGCCTGCAGCGTCCGCCAGCCGTACTGCTGCTGGGCCACCGCCGCCTGCATCGCCACCTCCTGCAGGCGGTTCGATGCGGCTTGCGAATTGCCGATGAACTCCGCGCCAGCGGCGGCCCTGGTGTCGCGCACCAGTGCCGCCTGGTTGATCTGCTTCGCCAGCTCGAAGCTCTGCAGCTGATGCACATAGCCCAGCTGCTGCTGGTACTGCACCTGCTGCCCCCAGAACTGATACCGGGCATTCGCATCACTGAAGCGCTGATTCTGATCGGCCTGCCACTGCGCGAACCGATTGGTCGCCTGCTGGAATGCGCTCTGATTCAGGTAGTCCTGCTTTGCGGCCGCGCTTTGTTGCCCGGCCCCGAACAGGTTCAGCGCCGTGCTGACACCCGCAACCCCTGCGCTGATCGGATCGATCACTTCGGCACCCCTTCAAACCTGCAGAACAGGGCGCAGCTGGGGCCGAATGGTGCCGGAGGGTGAACCGTGAACCCCAGCGATTTCAGCCACCGAATCGAGTCCATGTTTTTGGCAAAAACCCAGTTGCTGAGCGGACCATAGCGCTGGAGGCAGCGGTCCACCCAGCCCCGCCCCTCCCGGATGAATTGCCGCCGGTTGGCTGCCGTGGCCAGCAGTCCATCCGTGCAAAGCATCCAGATCACGCCACCCTCGCAGACCCCGCACAACGCCATTGGCACGCCGCCGTCGTCAATCACGGCATGGCATTCGTGGCTGAGACTGGCCTGGTAGCTCTGCCGCACGGCTTCGAGGGGGCTCAGGTGGTCGCTCAGCCACACCTCACGGCAATCCGCTTCCCGCAAGTTGTGGCCGATGAAATCCACCACATCGGTGGTGGCCATGGCCCATCTCATTGCTGCACCGCCCGGCCCTTGCCGGTGATCAGCCCGGTCCATTCCAGGCTCGAAAATTTGCAGGGATGCGCCGTGTCGTTTTCGATCGTGACCGCGATGTTCTCCCCCCGGCCGAACATCGGGATGCGGAACACCCCCTCTTGCCCCTGGTCCACACCCTGCAGCAGGCCCACAGTGCTGCCAGGAAAGGTGTAAACCGCCTCATCGCGGTTGCCGGTGGGCTTAACCCGCACCTGGAAATAGCCGGTTTCGTGGTACCGCAGCCGGGCCTGGCGGATCTGTGCCCGCAGCGTGTTGCTGACCACTTGCCCGCCGCCCTGGGTCCGCATCGCCTTGAACCGCGATGGCCGGTAGCGGAACGGGTAGAGTTCTCCGAACCAAACCTGCGCTGCGGACCAGTCGCCGCGGGCCGTGATTGTGTTGCCGCTGCTGGCAGCTCCCAGCAGCACCCCGCCCTGATAGCCCGGCTGATAGGCGGACCATGCCTGGGTCGCGGCTCTGATGGTGAACGGAAGGGTCCAGGTCGTCGCCCTGGTGACGGAGCTGTAGACGCCGGCCGGCACCCGCACACCAGCGGGGCTTGCGGCAGTGGTGCTCACCCAGCGATCAAGCAGCAGCGGGTACGGTGCCGCTGCGATCGACTGCCGATCGAGCACCGGCATCTTCTCCAGAAACACCTCCGGCCCGCGCTGGACCAGGAGGTAGAGCGTCTCCTGGATCGCCAAGATCGACAGGATGCCGTCAGCACCAGGCAGCTCCCAGTAGCCCCAGCTGGACTGGGCACGCTCTACCCCGCTGCCACTGTTGCGGTACAGGAATTTGTACGTATAGATCCTGTTCGTGTAGCCCGCCTTGCTGCTGATGCAGTACAGCGAACTGCCCGTGTCGTTCGCCGCAAGCTGAAACACCCCAGACGGGATGTAGCTGCTTACGTGATCAGTAATGCTGTCAGCGTCGCCTACCAGCGCAGTGCCGGCGCCACGCACGGAGAACTGCCGCAGCTGGCTCCAGTCCCCGTTGGACTGGCAGAACACAACCGACCCGCCCATCTGGATTGGTCGCACTCCTGTGTCAATTTCATAGCTTGTGAGGATTGTAATTGCATCCGTCGCTGGCGTTAGCGCGGCATCAGTTGCATAGGATCTAAATTGATAATCATCGCTAAATAGCAACATCTCCCCCTGGAAGGGGACCGCATAGCGCAGCACGGAAACCTTCGAGCTGCTGGCGGTCTTATCGATCGGGTCCGAATCCAGAACCGTTGTCACGGTCTCCGGGAAGAACGCAAAGAAGTCCTTGACCCGGCTGTAGATGCGCTTCTCGTCCGCCAGGATCCCCAGCCGGCCCCGGTGCACAAAGATGTCGTTCACCGTTTGGCCAACGAAGCTCGGGTCCGGGGCCGATTCGCTGTCGCCGGCTGTCCGCTGCCCCCACGTCGGAAGCGTCAGGCCCGTCAACGCCGCACCGTTGAGGGGCCCGAAGTACCACGTTCCCGCCGGCAGCCGCACCAGCACCTGCGGCATGGTGGCGGGATCCAGCTTGTACCGAGTCCCCGGCGCCACGGTCTCCTCCCAGGCGCCCTCGCCAAAGGTGCCGGCGCCAGAGCGGGGCGCGAACTTCAGGTAATAGCCGTCGAAGTTGTTCGTCGGGTCGCCCGTCACCTCCACCTGGTAACCCTCTGGCGCAATCGCTGGCAGGCTGGTGAATGACTGCACCGAATTGGTGATCGCGGTGATGTCCGCGTTGGCCCGGGCATCGGTGGCGCTGATCGTGATTGTGCTCGCGCTGGTGAGGTGCAGCACCGATCCAGCTCGGGCGATCGAGACACCAGCCACGCCGGCCAGGGCCGCCTTGATCTGCTCGGCGATGTCTGCCGTGCTGATCGCCGTGCCGGCCGTCGTCGTCGTCGTCACCGTGGCCAAGGTGCCGTTCACGTTCACCCGGTAGGACTGGCCGTAATTGGCGGCCTTCACCCACACCAGGGCTTCATTGGCCGCCGGCCTGGCCACAGCGGGGGCCACCGCCGCGTCCATCGCGACCACCTTCAGCGAGCTGGCCACGAACGTGAAGTCGGCCACGGTGCCGCACCGGACCTGCCGCTTGGCGTCCGTCACGCCAGAGAGGTAGCCGTAGCCACTGGGGGCGCTGACGGTCTGCGCCACGCCGTCGAGATCGAACACCTTCACGGTGCTGCTGCTGATCACCGCCAGATAGCGCTCGCTGCGGTCGCGGAGGATCGCGTGAACGAACACGTCGCCCAGGCTGGTGGAGCTGACCCTGGCCAGGGTTTGCGTGGGATCCCGCTTGCGCAGGCCCTCGGCGCTGCTGCTGACCGCGTTGATCTGCAGCTCCGCCTGGGTGGGATCCCGCTGCGCGTCCGGTTGCTGGCTGACACCCTGGATCAGGTTTGGGACCAGGGATGTGAAGAGTTCGGCCATCAGTCGAACCAGCTCGGGCTGCCGCGACCGGCCAGCCCGGCAGCAGGGTTGAAGGTGCCGAATGGCATCACGCCGCGCTGGCCGCTCAGGGCATTGGGCTGGAGCTGCTGCAGCTCGTTCCGGTCCAACTCGGCCCTGGCCATCAGCAGGTCCTGCTCGGTGTACCTCTCGATCGAGTCGGACCCCAAGAATCGATTGGCGAAGGCCCTGGCGCCCAGGATGCTGATGTACCGATTGAACACCTCCGGGCAGTCATTCCACGGCAGCGTCCACACCACATCGGCGGTGAGCTGTGTGACGGCGGCACCCGTCAGCACGTAGCTGCGGCTCACCCGGTCGTAGACCCGTTGCCCCCGGAGGATGAAGCGCCCATCCCACTGGAACGGATCGGGGGCAAAGCGGGTGAGGTTCGACGGCACGGTAATGGTGCCGTCCGTGGCCACGGCGAAGGGGTAGTCCTCCTCCGAGTTCCAGCTCCAGCCCCTGGTCTGCTCCTGCTTGTGGAACTCGAGAAGGGTCCGCTCGGCGATGCTCGATTCCGTCATCACCGGGTCATCGAGGCCGTTCACCGGGGCCTCACCGATCACGGCCAGCAGGATGTTGACGGCATCCAGCAGGGTGGTGCGGCCTGGCGTCGCTGACTGGTTGGCCAGGCCCATGAACGATCCAGTGGTGCAGAGCACATGCTATCGGCTGCCATGAAAAAGGCCCCCGGCAAACCGAGGGCCAAGTCGCTCCGTCCGACCAAACCTTAGGGGAGCACGATGCAGGCAGCGCATTCATCCCGCAGCCGGCCGATGCCGATCGATTGCGTGGCCACGCCAAGGGTGGACTGGTACATGATGTCGAAGTCGCCGTCCTTGCCGGTCATCTGGAACTTGGGGGCCCGCAGCGTGAGCATGCCGACTGCTTCCCGGCTGAAGACCAATGCCCGGCACTTGGTCAGGTCCTGAGCGTAGTCAAGGTTCTTGTCGAACGTGCTCAGCGTGTAAGCGGGCTGGATCACGTGGTTGGATTCATAAATAGGAATTCCTTTCACTCGGCCAACAGCGCCACTGGCAATGGTGCCGTTACTCTGGCCGCCGTTGAAGTCCGTGTTGATCACACGGGTCCCCTCGTTGAGGAAATCGTATTCATCGGGCGGCACTATGCAAACCAGCGAGGAAACGGGCACGTCCTTTTTCTTCATGGCGACCTTGATGTCGCCGAGGGCGGATGCCAACTCGTCGCCCTTGGCCTGCTTCGATGCGGCGGCATAACCGGCCGTTAGGGTCTTCTTGAAGCCGATCCGGCCAGTGTTGATCGTTCGGGCCTGGGGTTCGACGGTGCTGTTGGCCGCTGCAAACAGGATGCGAGCGATGCGCTTGTCCCGCTCCCAGGCCAGAGCGATGCCCAGCTGCTCGAAGTATTCACTGCGCACATCGGCGTAATTCATTAGCTCGTCGAGGCTGAAGATCGCCTGGTCAGCGGCCATGAGGCCATCAACGGCGATCGTCTTGACGTTGGCGTCACTGGGGGAGTTGCCGCCCAGGCCACCCAGCAACGGCACGCCAGGCTGTACGTACGCCGCAGTGGCGCGGCCGGTGATCTGGAACTCAGCGGACTTGCCCCTCTTGATGTTCCGAGTCTTCACGAATCTCTCGAAGAGGCACTCACGCTTCATCGCGTTCAGAATCTCGGATTGCCCGAGGCTCTTGAACACTTCATCAACTGCGCCGGTTCCCCGGATCTGGCCAAGCCTGGCCAGCAAGGCATCGTTAATCGCCATGGTTGCAAAAAGCGTTTGGGTTGTTTGCCCGTGGCTTCTTGCAACCTGTGTTCAGCGTTTCCCCTTGAGGGGCCAAACGATGCAGAGACGCTGTAGCTGTAACGGCTGACTTGACCGGTGAGATGTGTGCGAACCTCTCCCGCAGGGAGGCCAGCACTACACGGATGTAGCAGCCGCTGCGCTGATGCTACGGCTTCAAGCCCAATTTGGCGAGATGGCGATGGCCTGCATCACCCGGTTGGAATAGACGGGATCGACGTGCATCAGCCGTTCGCCGGCAGCATTGCGCCGATCGACGGCCTCGTTTTGCTGCTCGACCGAGGCAAAGCGCATCGGCGCCTGGCCCCGCCCACCCCTGGCCAGCTGCGGCTCACTGCGGGGCCGTGGGTTGCTGCCGGCGGCTGCCGCCTGTGCCTGGAGGGCCTTCACCGCGAAGGCGGCCAGCGCCTTGTTGCCGGAGTCAATGGCAGCGTTGTAGCCGGCCAGGTCCCCTTCGCTCAGGTTGGCGATGGCCCAGCCGCTCAGCGCCCGGAACTTCTCATCGCCGCCGACCGATTGCCGGATTGCCGCACCATCTTCCGCGCTCAGCTGGGGGGCGGCAGCCGGCGAGCTGGCCTTGACCCCATCGAGGTAGGTCTGCACCACGGCCTTTGGTAGGCCAGCCTTGGTGGCCAGCGCCTCCACTTGCTGGCTCACGTCGCCCCCGGCCCGCAGGGTTGCATCGAGCTGCAGGGGGTTCACCTCGGCGGCGGCGAACACGTTGGTCAGTGCCTCGCCGTACAGCGCCTTGCCCAGCTCGGGGGTGTAGGCCTCCGGAGGAAGCGTGTTCCCGGTGGCGGGCGCCGCCTTGGCCTTGGCTTCGGCCAGGGCGATCACCTCCTTTAGCGTCTTGCCCCGGTATTCCTCCGGGATCCCGTCGTCGGCGGCCTGGTCGCCGTCGGTGGTGGTGTCGTCCTCGGCCGGGCTGAGCAGATCGGCCAGCGGGTCGTCTGCGTCCTCGCCCTCGGCTGGCGCGGGGGCAGTGGGCCGCCGGGGGGGCGTGGCCTGCTTCCGATCGGCCTGTTCCTCGGCCGCCAGCATCCGATCGAGGGGGTGGGACATATCCCACTCCTCGCGGGTGGGCTGGCTGCCCTCCGCTCTGATCTCATCCAGTGCAGCGACGAGGCGATCCTCCTCGCCTGGGCGCACCAGGTTGAGGAGCTGTTCGGGGGTGCTCATGGTTCAGTGGGTTGTTGAGTGGGCGGCGGTTCGCCCTGCATCTGCTGGGCGGTGGCCGCAGCGGCTGCGAGCTTTGCCGGGTCCGCCATGGGGGATTGCATTAGCTGCTGCTGCTGCGCCGCCTGCGCCTGCTGCGCCTTGATCTTGTTGACCTCCTCCTCCGTGCGCACCAGGTCGATCGCTTCGAGGCCCAGCCCGTTGCTGAGCCTGGTGATGGCAGCGCTCACATTGACGCGAGCGGCAACCTCCTCGGGGCCCACGATCTTGGCCAGCGCATCGAGGCCCTGGATAAAGCGCATCGCCTTGTCGAGGTCGTTGCCACGGCCAACGGCAGCCAGGCCAACCGATACCACCGGCTTCACCAGATCCTTGGGCAGCTGGACCTTTCCCTGGAGGGTCAGGACGTGCAGCTTGCGGGTGATGTAGGGGTTTTGGAACTCAGTCGTGAGGATGCTGTAGATCCCGACTTGCCCCTCGTCCATCTGCATCGCCACCATCCGGATTTCCTCGGCGGTGGTCCGCTCCGAATCCCGAACGTTGGACATCATAAAAGCCCGCTTCAATGCGGCCTCCTTCCGTTGCAGGAAGGCCTCGGCCACCACCAGGCCCTGCCCCCTGCGGCCATCGGATCCCAGCTCCTTCACATCATCGGGGTGGCCGATCACATAGCCGCCGTTGCGGCACGCCACCAGGTCCTTGATCGAAGTGACCCCGCCAGGGCGCACCACGTTTTTGGATTCAGCGGCGATCATCGCCCCCTCGGTCAGCGCCTGGCTCAGGGATTCGGCGGTCTGCAGGTCGGCCAGGCACCGGGCTTCGATGTAGCCGGGGCCGTAGTCGCAGCTATCGATCCTCGTTGCCCGCAGCGGCATCCAGGGGGAAATCTCAAGGCCGACTTCCTTGTCTTGCCCCTCGATCTCCTGCCCTTTGCATTCCTGGCACCATTTGACCTTCTTTGTCCGGTAGTCCCATTTCACCGTGGTGTAAACCTTAATCGCCTCCTCCTCCGCATCCAGCACCTTGTTAGGTGCCAACGGATCGGGGCTGTAGTCCTCGCTCTCCTCGTCCTCGAGTAGGCCCAGGTGCTCGGCCACCTTCTTCGGCAGGCTGTTCTCGGTGTAGCTCTCGCAGATCACCAGCTCCAGCGGCCGACCCATCGGATCCCGCTTGATGCAGTAGCGGTTCAGGTGGTAGCAGGTGAGCCCGTCCTCCTCGTCGTCGTAGAGAACGACGTTGCCGGGGCCGATCAGGTGGACCATCGCCTCCAGTACCACGGCGCGATCGGCGGTGCTGTTGATTTCGCGCAACACCGACTGCTCCAACGCCAACAGGCTGCGGTCGAACTCCACCATGGATCTGGCGATTTCATTCTCGGTCTTTTTGGCCTGCCGGGCATCGCTGATCAGAGTGGCCCGCTCCCGCTCGTCAATCGTGTACTTAAAGAACGACTCGGAGGCCGGCATTACCGCCAGCAGCCAGCGGCTGGCAAGGTGCTGGTGACCTTCCTGGCCGATGCCATTCCAAGGCAGCGGGTAGGTCTCGGGTTGCCCCTGGTCCGGGTCATTGGCGGCCGGCACCAGCCAGGGCAGCGTCAGCCGGCAGGACCGCCGGGCACGCGACAGCCAGAGATCACGATCGGATCGGAGCTTCTCGTAGAGCTGTTCAGCTGGGCCCTGAGTGGTGTCCATCTCAGGTGCCGATGTTGAGGCCAGCGCCGGCCGCTGCCGCCGCGCCAGCCGGCGCAATCGTGAGCCCGGCCGCCGGCTTCTTCTTCTTCTTCTGCTGCTGGGCTGGATCAGTGGTCAGAGCGAGCCCAGCAGCAGGCGCCTCGTAGGTGGTGGCGGTGGCATAGGGCGCTGCTTGCGCCACCACAGCCGCCGCTTCCGTGGCCATGGCGGTGGTCTGCTCTGCCAGCGATGCACGCACCCGCTCGCTCTCGGCATTGGCAGCAGCGATCTGCTGGTCCAGCTGGGACTGCATCCGCAGGTTGGCCTCCTCCGCCTGCCGCCGGGCCATCTCCATCTGCTGGTTCTGCGCGTCGATCTGGGCCTGGCTGGGGCCCTGGTAGACGACTTGCGGGGATCGCGCCCTTCCTGCACACATGATCAGTACCCCGTGGTGATGTTGAGGCCGGCACCAGGGCCGGCGGAGATCGTTGCGGCTGCTCGATCGATTCGCAGCGCCGCCTTACCGGTCGGACGCTTTTCTCCAGTGCGGTCGGAGCCGATCACCGGGGCCGCAGCCGGCTTCTCCGGTGGCGGTGCGCCGACAAGTGCCGCGAGCCTGGCCGCCTGGGCGGTCGTGTTGTTGGCGCGCGCCGTGGCCACCGCCTGCTCCTGGGTCTGCAGTGCAATCCGGTCGCGCACCAGGGCATCGAGCTGACCCTGCTTGAGCAGAACATCGGGACTCTGGGCCTGCTGCATCAGACCCAGCTGCTGGCTGGCCATCGCGTCGTAGGCCCTGGTGTCGGGCGCGTAGATGGTTGACCGGGATTCCCCGCCGCCCGCGCACATGGATCAGCTCCTCCCGGTATCGAAGGAGGGCGGGTAGACCGTGGGGTCGTCGGCATCGCTGGTCAGCAGCTCAGACCGGAGCCACCGCACCACCTGAACGGCGCCGATCTGCTGCTGGATCTCGCGGTCTGTGGCCTCAGGGTGCGGGGCGATGTCGGGCCACATCGCTTCGAGCCTTTGGACCAGCTCCTCAGCATCAACAGGCTTCGGCATTACAGGGCTGCAGAGTTTGCCCCATGCTACGGGGTGCCGTCAGGTGGGCTCCACAGGATCGGCAACTCTCGATTCACGTCATACTCGCCAGCCCGCAGAATCCGGGCCAGTCGCACCTGGGTGATGGCGTCCAGGCGGGTGAGGCCAGCCTTTTGGAAGGCATTCAGCACGGCCGCCCACATCGCGGCAGCATCGGGCCGCCCGGCAAGGATGCCCTCGGCCGTTACCTTGCCGATACCAGGGCAGCCGGGGTAGTTGTCCGTGGTGTCGCCGCACAGCGCCTGCGAGAACACATTCAGGTCGGCCTGGTGCTCGGAAACCTCCACGAACTCGGTGCCTCGAAGGTGCAGGCCGGGGATCCCCAGCATGTCCTTGTCCTCCGAAACGATCACATCACCAGGGCGGTAGAGAATGCCCATCACATCGTCGGCCTCAACCTCGGCCAGCATGGCAATGTTCCAGCCACGCAGCTCTCCGGCTGCGATGACCCACTGGATCAGCTGGCTGTAGCCGGCCGGCTTGCGGCTGGCCTTGCGGTTCGCCTTGTAGGGGGAGAACAGGGAGTAGCGGAAGCTGGCAGCAGTGCCGAGGCACAGGTGCAACTGGTGGTCGGGCAGCGCATCACGCACGGATGCGAGGAAGTCCTGGAAGCGGGCCTTAGCCTCGCCGTGACGGCACGCATAGGTCCAGTCATCCTGCGCCCACTCGATCTCGTATTCGGACACGGCGGTGCAGCGGCGGAGGTATAACTCCGCATCCACCAGGGCCCTGGGTTGGTCGGTCATGGTTCAAAGTCCTCAAGGATTCCGAGGATTCCGTGGGTGTCAGGCATGGCATCAAAGAATGGTGGAAACAAAGCCGACGTGATCGGCGGCTGTGCGCTTGTGGAAAGCTTCCATGTCACGGAAGAACATGTCGGCGAATCGTGGGTGAGCGTCTAAAAAATCCCACGTGGGCAAGCAGAGTGGGGTATTCGGCGGCAGATCGTGATTGAAGTCTTCGATTGACCAATACCCAGCGAGGAGACCGCGCTGCATGACAATTCGGCGTTTCAGCATCCTTTCTTCAGGGAGCACGTGATCCCCTCTTCGCCTGCTTCCTCAGCTGCGCCTGTTCCCGCAGGTGCATGCGCCACTGCTCCGCCGTCAGGCCTCGGCTGGCCTCAGCGGCCGGCAGCAATCGCTGCCCGTCGCTGCCGGCTGTCACCAGGTTGTAGGCGGCGGGACCTTCGGCGCCAGCCGGCGGGAGCGAGGGCGGCCTGGAGGGCAACATGGCGAGCTGCTGCCGTGTTGGTTGGAGCGATCGAGGCAGGTCCTCCTTGAATCCCCACGCTCGCATCGGGATGCCAGCGCTGCACCGGTACAGCGGCACCATGAGCTGCTGCCACGTCGGGAACCGAAGGAATTCGCCGGTCGCCCCCTGGATCCAGCGCTCGCAGGCCCAGAGGAACTGCGGTGTGCTGACCTCGGGGAATTCGGTGCTGAAGCTGACAAACTTGAGCTTGAAATCCTCGGTGTTCCATGCCGCATCGGGCCGGATCCTGATGTGCCGCTCGATCATGCGGCAGCCACGGGTGAAGGCCTCGGGATCAAGCAGCATCGGCCTTCTCCAGCATGTCCCGGATAGCCGCGGCGTCCGGATCGCCCGCGGGGGCGGCGGCCCGCAGTGCTGCGCTTTGCCATGCGGGTGAGGTGATGCCGCCTAGGTACTCAAGCTTCAGGGCCTGCCAGCCGTGCTCGATGCCACCATCCACCAGGGTGCGGGCGGTGTCGTACTCGCCTTCGCGGCACAGACCCCCCACCCGATTGGCGGACAGGATGAATGCGGCCTGGGTCCAGGTGGCCTGCGTCCGGTGCTTGCCCCAGCGGCTTTCGTTCCACCACCGGAGCAGGTCGCGAAACAGATACACTGGCATCTCGTGTGCGAAGACTCTCAGGAAGTCCTCGTCCCCGATCAGCGGATGCAGTCGATCCGGGGCGGGACTGGCGGCCCGCCTCCGGGGTGCGACCGGTGCCGGCGGGGCCGGCTGCGGATCGGGCACGACAACCAGGGGCACCGGCTGCCAGGCGCCATCCTGGTAGGTCTCGACCCGTTGGACCGTGGTGAACGACTTGCCGCACCCCCGGCAAGCGTGGCGGCGGCGGACGGCGTTTTCGCTCGCGCTCTCGCGGGTTTCAAGCACCCGGCTGCGAGGGTGGCCGCAGTGAGGGCAGTTCATCAGACCCGGCTCCAGTCGATCGTGATGGCCGGGTGGAGGGTGCCGGCGATCAGGGCATCAACAACTCCCAGGCGCGTCCTGCCGGCCAGGCTCGCGCCCAACTCACACCGCAGCTTGTGTTCTGCGTCGGCGACCGCCGCTGTCGCCTCGGCCTCGGTTGTGATGGGGCCGACGGCAGCCTCCAGCTCTTCGAGGTGCATGGCCCGATCCTCGGAGTCGGCAGCCCTGGCCTCCGCCGCTGCGGCCCTGGCCTCGGCGTCGGCCGCCTTCTGCTCGGCCTCCTGGATCGCCAGCAGCGCTGCAGCATCGGCCGCCTGCTGCGCCTTGCGGGCCGCTTCGGCGATGGCTTCTTGCTGTGCCTTGATGCGCGCGTCCTCGGCTTCCCTCTCCACCTGGATTCGCTGCTGCTCGCGCAGCTGGGCCAGTTCGGCGGCGGCGGCCTCGTCGGCCAGGGCCTTGGCGTGGGCGGCCTCGAGGAGGCGGATCGTTTCCAGCAGGGCGCCGGCAGCCTCGTCCTTGAACTCCTGCAGTCCGCCGATGTCGGTGTTCTTGGCGCTTTCGAGGCTGATGGCCAGGGACTCGGCGCTGGCACCCAACCGCACCCGGCCCAGATCCGTGATGAAATGGATCCTGTCCCGATGCCGCCGCACCCGATCGGCCTCGGCCTTGGTGATGGCGTCGAGCGCATCCTGGTGCGGCTTGATCAGCGCTTCCACCTGATCCTTTAGCATAGCGGCCTGCTCATCGACCTTGCGGCCATAGGCCAATGCGTAGGACTTGGCATCGGTGCGGGCCAATTCGATCCGGCTCTTGAGCTTGCGCTGGGCGAACACATAGGACCGGGCTTCCTTGTTGCCGGCCTTTGTGCCGTAGTCGAAGACTGCCTCGGCAGCTTTCTCCTTGGCGTCCTTGATGTCACCCAGCAGCACATCAAACTGGCTGATGACGATGGCCTTGGGCGCCGTGGCCAGCGCCTCGGCTTTGGGGGGTGGTGCAGTGGTGGTCATTTCGGTTGGTTGAGAACGTGATGGGCGTAGACGGCAACGGCAAGCGCTGCCCACATATCTTTTTTGATTCCGTAAGTCGGGCCAGGATTTCTCTTGACACCAGCGGGGCCCAGTAGATCAATCAATGCCCGGCGAACATTGGAATCCCTGGCCCGGTTGCTGCCGCATAGATGCAGCTTGATGTCCTTTCGGAAATAACGAGCAGTCAGATCCGAGTGGGCATAGGCCTCTTCAAACCGACCAATCCACGTGCAGGTATTGAAGACCTCGGCCCCCACGGGCATCCCGTAGGAGGCAATCATCTCGATTGCCAAGTAGGGAAAACCTTCTAAAGAATTCAATCCATACCTGAGACATTTGGCAATCCGGTCGTTGTCCTCAATACTGGCCTGAATGATCTTTCGATTAGGGCTCAGCGTTACAAGCGCCGATTGTACCGGGCCTGGATCAATCGCCACGATTTTCATCGCTTGCCACCTCACTGGTCGTAGGTGTCGGCATTGATGATCGTGAGACGATCGCCACCACGCGCCGCAAACGGTCTATGCAGCAGCGATGGATCCTTCCTGGCGATATGGATCCCCTGCTGAATCCCATCCAGGTAGGCCACCCTGGAATCGAGGGCCATCGCCTTGCTGCCTGTTAGCAGTCCGGCCCAGAGCCAACGGGCAACCCCGCATGGCAGAGCCAGGGGGATGGGCAGTGCATAGTATCCGTCCCTCACCCAGTCGTACCAAGCGATCGCGTACCAAACCGGAATGGCTTGGCCGGGGCCTATGAATTGGAGCAGTTTGAAGCGCTTCATTCGTCGCCCTCCACGCTGTCGAACAGGTCGCCTTGCTGGTGTTGGGCAAAGCCCTCTAGCTCCTCGGCGAACTTGCGGGAATAGGCCACCTTGGCCTTGATGGATGTCCGACCGGCCAGCCGGTCGAAGGTCAGCGACAGGCTCATGGTGAAGCGGCCCGCATTGCTGGTCTTCGCAGCTTCGGCCAGGTGCTCCTTGAGCATGTAGCTCGTCAGCTCCTGCGCCTTAATCAGCTCCCGCCGTTCGACGGCCATCTGATCAAAGGGTGTCGTGCAATCGACACCGTTGATTTTGACGGTTGTTTTGCCCACGGATGATTTAGCCACTGGATCGCTCCTCACCTTCAAGATTGTTGGGATACCGCTGCTCTAGCGCCTCGGTTACCGCTTGGCGCACGGCGGCGCGACCAGGGCCATTGGGGAGGAAGAACTGCTGGACCTCCTCCCTAAGCACTGCATCCAGTTGCAACTGGGCTTCGCGTCGCACGATGGCGTCAATGTGACCATCGGCGCAGAATTCCTCCACCGCTTGTTGGATTGACTTGCCTATCAGGGCGGCATGCTGAGTCAGCGCTAAAGTCATTGTGCGCTTCAGCCCCTACACTTCAAGCCTGATGATCGGCACATTGAAATCAGGCATTAGCACCACCCTTGCGACGCTTGATTTCTTCAACTTCGCTCCGCACTTGATCGCGGCAGAAGTCTCGGAGAAAAGCGCTTTGCGCGGCCATCTGTTCTTCGGGCACAATCGCTTCGGCCGCGCAAGCGATGTCCACGTTTTCGTAGTTGCCCATGTTGACCTTGGCGGAGAACTTCCGTGAGATCTTGATTTCTTGGCTCACCAGGGCACCTCCTCGGTGCTGCCGGGGCCTTGATCACCATCGAATCCGAACGGATCCGCAGCAGCAGGGGCCAGGGCGGTGGCGTCCGTGCCCTCCTCCGGCGCACCAAAGACACCGGGGTCCACGGCTTGCATGGTGTAGGGAACGTGCTGGAGCACACGAACGCCTTGCAACTGCAGGGTTAGTCCCTTGCCGCCAACCGGGTGGTCCCACGACCAAATGGAATAAGCAATCTTGCAAACCGAACCATTGCCGATCGCCACATCAACCGGCCAGGGATTCCCTTTGGCGTCCTGCACCAAGGGAGGTGGTAATGGGGTGCCGAGAGATGTTGCAATGTCCCTGGAAAACGTGATACGGAGAAGTCCGGTAGGGACTTCGATGCCTTGTTCGTTGGTAATCGTTTCCCGCTTCCATTTCCTGCCGTTGGTCCCGTACTTGGCGTTACCGCCAAAGTCTTCCATGAATGCTTTATGCAGGAAGCCGATGAATTGCTTCGATACCGGGTCCTGCTCGGGGTCTGCTTGAAGCAGCACAATTCCGTACTGCAATTTGTCGCCCGAATCGTTCTTGACGAGTTTGGGCTTGAGTACGTTTGCATACAGGACCTCGCCGGCCGGAGTGATCAGCGTTTCGGATGCCATGCTCTGCAGGGGTGTAGGGCTCCCGGATACTAGGGCATCCACTAGCGCCTGCGCTAGTCCCTAGCTGAACAGATACGGGTTACTGCCGATCTCGCTGATCTCCAGCGCTCCCCGTGGCGGGGGTGGTGGCAGCGCCTTCAGCGTTGCGCCGCAACGGATCTCCTCGGCGATGGCCTCCAGCCAGTCGGTGGCATAGAGGGCCCGGAACTCGGCGAGCAAGGTCTTCTGCAACCAGCTGGCGTTGGCTGGATCGGTGGCGAAACAGTCATGGTTGGTCAGCAATGGCACACCCTGCTCTCCAGCTCTGCAGGCCACGGCATGCACCAGGGCCGCATCGAAGCTATGGACCAGGTTGGCGGTGATGCTGCCGTTGGTTCGCCGGGCGCTCAGCTCCCCCTCCGGCGGGTCCTCCTCGAAGGTGACGGCCGCGAGCTTGCCGAGGAGGTGCGTGCGGATCTGGGACTTGCTGGGTGTCGGCCGGCCTACCTGCATGGGCCAGCCCATCGGCGTGGTCCACCTGATCTGTTGCTGGTGGTGGCCCACCACCTCCCTGCCCACATCGCAGAGCCAGCGGCGGAGCTGCATCAGGGATGCGGTTTCGGTGCCGAGCACCACCCGCAGCCTGGATTCCAGGTATCTGCTGGGCCGGTAGATCCGGCCTGCCCAGTCATCGACGGGGCCCAGCCGCTCCTGCAGCTGATCCCGGATGCCATCGGCCACGGTGCGGGAGGTGCTGCCGAACGGCGTGTGCATTACGGCGGCCTTCACCCAGCTGCGATCGATGCCAAGTTCCAGCCAGCCGGCGGCGAGCTGGTGGGTCCGCGCATCCCCGCAATGCAGATCGATCTCCAGCTGCTGCTGCAGTCGCTTCACCACAACGGAATAGAGGTCGTTCGGCCCGGTGCCGCAGACATTGCACAGCTCGGCCATCGCTCGATCCCGGAGCAGGGTTGCGATAATCCCGGCGCCGGAGCAGGTTTGGTCCAGGCGGATGGGCACCCCGCTTGAGGGCCCGTCGATCGGTTCTGTCCAGCCCTTGGCCATTTGCAGAAACTGCCAGGGCTGCTTGGCCTCGCGCCACAGGTCGGCCCGGCCGATGGGATCCTTGGCGATGGCCTCCAGCCGCCTTATTTCCTGTTCGCCCCACTGCAGCCGAGCGCTCCATTCGTGGCGCGTCAGCCCCCAGTGCCCTGCGGCAGCCTTCAGGATCCAGTCCAGTCCTTCGGCTCCAATGCTTTCCCCCCTTGAGCCAAACCGCAGCAGCGCCTTCTGGTGGTCGGGGCCCTGGTGCGTGAGGCCTCGGTTCGCGGTGAAGGCCCTGCCTCTGAAATCGAGGAAGTGTGCCTGATAGATCGGCCGGCCCGCCAGCGCCTCGGCGGTCTGCAGGGCCCGCTCGATCGCCAGCCGCTTGGAGCTGTTGTCGCGCAGGTCTTGGTGGTGCCGAGCTTGGTCGCGCCGCCAGGCATCCTGCACATCTGGCGGTTCGGATGTGGGGAACGGCCCCGCATCGGGAACCGGATCCCGCTCGACCGGGAACAGGCCGGGGATGTTCCGGTCCCACGCCTCCCGCTGAACCTGCAGCATCCACGGGTCCACCTCCAGCTGCTGCCGCTGCAAAACGTTGACGGCTGCCAGCTGCGGACCGATCCGGCCCGACAGGTAGCTGATCGCCGCGTGGTCGCGCGCCGCCCGGATCTGCACCACCGGGGATGTATTGGCCAGGTGGCCACCGCCTACCAGTCCCTCCCAAGGGATTGGCTCGATCACCATCGGCCCCCGGTTCGGCTGGAGACTGCGGGGAGGGTGGCGCCGGATGAAGTCCAGGGCCTTGGTTGATGGCAGTACCCGCCAGTGGGCGCGCCGGTTGGGCTGATCGCTCTTGTCGATAATCACCAGCCCGGTTTCCCGCCGCACCACTTCGAGCAGCAACAGCCCCACGGTGGCCCGCTCAATCCGGCTCCAGATCGGGCTGGATCCCTCGATGGGCCGGGCGGCGATCGCCATTACCGCCTTTCGCTTCTCTGCTGTGGTCCGGTCGAGCAGTCGATCCAGGCTGGCCGGGGATCGCCGGCCGATCTCACCCGCTTTCACCTCGGCATCCACGGCCACACCGATGGACAGGGCCAGCCCTTGGAAGCTGACGGCATGGGAGAGGCGATCAAGGATCGTGACCAGGGCCACCGCCGCGACGCGTTGCGGGCTGCCGAGGGCGGCCACCAGCGGCAGGGCCCCATAACCAGGGCCGCCCAGCTGGGGGTTATCGCCCCAGCGGTAGAGGATCGCCTCGATCTCCCGGCTGACGGGATCAGCGAACTGCTGGAACAGGGCGGTTCCGTATTCGGTGCAGCTCTCGCGCCGATACCGGCGAAGCACCTCCCGCATCACCTTTGCTCGCTGCTCAGCGTTGGTGGCCTCCTGCCATTCCAGCCGCTGCTGAAGGTCCCTGTCCACCGTGGTGGATTTGCCGCTTGGCGGATTCATGCTGCAGGAACAGGGCCGTTCGGCAGAAAATCCACCTGGACCCTGTAGAGGTGAGTCGTCCCATCCTCGCCCCAGTCACGGGAACTGTTCTGCAGGGTCGTAAAGGTGGACAGCGGATTTTAAGTCCGCTGCGTATGCCATTCCGCCATGCCCCCGGTCAGTCCTGGCCTGGGTTCTCGGGTTTTCGGCTGCTGCTTCTGCTGCTTGGAAAAGCAGCAATTCGGCAGCAAAAAACGGCAACCAGAGAACGGGTGGACGCATCCACAGTACGGGATCCCATCACCCGGCCTCCAGTGCTTCCACGCATGCCGAGAGGGCATCGGTGGAGAGGTGCAGGTAGCGCTTCACGGCAGCCGGCGAGGTCCAGCCCCCGAAATTCATTAGCACCGCCAGGCTGATTCCTTTGGTGGCCAGCTTTGAGGCGCAGGTGTGGCGGGTGGTGTGGATCGTGAAGGCTTGATCGTGGGCCAGGCCCAGGTGCTCCTTGGCTCGATCGAAAAGGCCCCTAAAGCGGTCGTAGCTGTAGGGGAAGACCCGGGCGTTTGGCACCGGCACGCCGCAGGCCTTCAGCGCATCGAGGGCCCGTCTGGTCAGCGGCACGGTGCGTGGGTTTTTGTTCTTTGTTTTCCAGAAGGTCACCCGGCACAGCTGGAAGTCCACGTCGCTCCAGCGCAACCGCTCTACCTCCCCGAACCGGGTGCAAGTTTCCAGTAGGAACACCAGCACCAGGGCCGCGGCGGGCTCCCCGATCGCATGAAAGTATTCACACAGCCCGTCCCGCTCGCGGTCGCTCATCACTCGATCCTTTTCGTTGACCTCCTTGATCTGCTTGGGCATCGCCGGCCGGGTTGTGATGCGGCCATGCAGTTGGGCATCGCTGAACATCGCCTTCAGGGCGGAGAGCTTCCGGTTGATGGTGGCCGGCCGGTTGCCCTGGCTCCTGAGCCTGCCCCGCCACTGCTCCACCGCTGTGGCGTTGATCGATTCGAGCGGTGTCGAGGGGCCGAAGAACTGCACCGCCGCAGCGCTGTAGATGGCGGCCGTTCGCTCATAGGGCAGCCCAGCCCAGCGAACCTCAAGCGATAGCTGCCGGGCCTGCGCCAGGGTGAAGCCCGCGGCGTTCACCACGGGTTCGGCCATCAGGTGGTCCCGCAGCTCTTTCCGCTTCCGCTCGGCCTCGGCCTTGGTGCGGCCGGAGGCCTGCCGCCGTTTGCCGTCAACAGTGACATCAGCGATCCAGCGGGCCTGGCCGCTGGCATCGATTCGTTTCCGAACTGCTCCGGTCATGGTGTGGTGTGGGTAGGTGGTTCACAGGCTCTTGATCTGGCGCAGGAGGGCCCGCCCCCGACTCGAGAGTGAGCACAGGTAACGGCGCCGCTCCTCGGGGTCCTTTTCGACCTTGAGCAGGCGGAGCCCCTCTCGCCCGGTCCTGTGAACGTCGCTGAGGGCATTCACAGTCCGGGACACAGACGCATTGGATAGACCCAGGGTCCGTTCAATGTCGTCGTAGAGAATGGGCTCTTTTTGCGCGACTACTAGGAACACCTGGACGTGGTGGAGCGGGAGCGCGGTCGGCTCCAGAACTGAGAAAGCGGCCAGAGCGGCTTCAAGTTTGCCCAGATCCATGGACTAGCGGGGACACTAGAGTGAACACTAGTGCAGCCCTGTAGCGTGATCCTGGAACGACTGCGGGACCGATGCAGCCATGCAGCAATGTGAAAAGGGGCCTTACGGGTCGGTACCTCGATCGAGAGAATTAGGGTTCTGGTTTCCATGATTAGGCCTGGTTTGCAGGGGTGGAGTTGCCCCCCCTAGAAGCTCTTCAGCCTCTGGTGTCAGGGCCAGGAGGTAGCCGCGGCGGTGCGGGTGCCGGCGGGTCTTGATCAGCTGGAAGGGGGCCGGCACCCATTTCCCGGCCGCCATCCGATCCCGGCCACGCAGGGCCGAGAGGATGCGATTGGTGCTGGCCGTGGCCTGGGGGCGCCCCGGCTGCCCCATGGCCGTGCCGAGGTCCTTGGTGTTGTCCACGCCGGCAGCGACCCACAGCAGGGCCTCCACGGTGGCAATCGTCACCCGACCGCACCCGACGGTTTCGATCGCCGACATCCTCAGCCGGTGCAGCATCTCGGCCTGGTGCTGGTAATGGTTCATGCGTCCCGGCTCCTCTCGTTGCGGAACACCACGACGAGATAGCGGACCGGTGGCCGGCGCCTTGGCTGGAGCTGGCCTCGAACCTTTCGGCGGCGCTTCCGCTTGTGGTGCTGCTGGTATGCGATCAGCAGAACGGGGCCCAGGGTGAAGGCCGCGGCGATCGCCACGGCTGCAGTGGTGGGGCTCATTGGCCTGCCTCCTTGCTGATGTTCGTGAGCTTTACCCAGGCTTTGTGGTAAGTCGCCCTTAGCTCACTTACTTTTGTCCAGTCGATGATCCCTTCCGGCAGGCCGTCCGGTGCGTTGTCCATCAGGTGCTCCAGCGCAAGCACTTTTGCCCCAACTGCCGCAGCGGCGATTAAAGCCTCATCTTTACTGAGTTGAATCATTTCGCTCCGGGGGTGAGGTTGAACAAGGGGCCCAGCTGGCTCCCATCACTGAACGACAGCCAGCCCTGTGCTGGTTTCTCGGTGCGCTGCACCGGTGGCGACCATTCGCGGGGCTCGGCCCCAGGGACTGGCAACGGCTCTTGTCTGTAGCGGTGCTTCATTGGTATCCAGCGGGTAGGTGAGCAGCGGTTGAGCGCTGCAGGGTGGCCGAGGGTTCCCCCAGGGCCACGGTGCAGTGGTCAGGCTTCGACTGATAGGCCGCGCTGCCTGAACCATTCCGGTTCTGTCCCGAACAGTTGCTCTGGGAGCGTCTCCAAAGGAATGGGGTGGCAATAAAGCCGGATCCGTTCACACGCAAAGAGCGGCGCCGGATCATCAGCCAGCCGGGTAAAGGTCCGGCCGAGAGCCTCGAACGTGTCGCCTATTGCGATGGGTTTTGCCTTTTGCCTGTTCATTTCGCTGCCTCCTTGCAGCCCTTCGCCACGGACGGCAGCTCGTCATTCATCAGTGGAGAAGCCAGGAGCAGTTTTGACACCAAATCAGCCCATTCCTTTTGTCTGTCGGGGTTTACTTTGAAGATCTCAATGCCAAATTGAGGTGCAGTCCACGAGATCAGGTTCACCCTTGCCTTGATGACTGCATGTTCCGCAACCAGTAAGGGGCAGTAGTCGTCCGGCATCGTTTCGGGCTTGATGCCGGCCAAGCGCTCGCGGCAGCTGATCTCCAGGCAATAGACGCGATACGCCTCCCTCGATGCCATCCAAGCCTGCTCGGGCGTGGTGATCGGCCGGCCGTCTTTTTCGCTGAGCAAAGGATGGCCGCTGTGGGCCATTTCAAGCAGTCGGGTTCGCTGGATCGCTTTCACTTTGGGCCGGATTACATCAGCGGCCGCCGTTGCGGCTTGGTAGGCCAGCACGCGTTCAAGGTTGGCCTCGGTGACCAGCTCGGCCTCGAGGGCGCAAGTCAGCCAAGGCTGGATAGGGGGTGATGCGGTTGCGGCTTCCATGTCGTCGGCAGGCGTGACGCCATGGGCCAGGCTTGTCACATCGTGGGCTGGGATAGCAATCAGTTTCGGATTCATCGGTCCCGTGTGGTAGGTGGGTAGGTGGTGGGCAGGGCTCAGGCCAGGGCGGCTAGCAGGTCAGCACGGCGGCCGTTGCGAGCTAGGCCACGGTGACCAGCAGCACGGGCCAGTTGCCGCAGCTCACGCACTGGCAGCGATGTCACGGCAACAAGAGGAGCCACGGTTGCAGGTGCGGTCACTGATGCCACGGCTGCCGGTGCTGCCGGCCTCCAGCCGGCCACGGTCAGAACTAGGGCGACGCATGGCACCAGCACGGCGCGGGCCAGGCGGATCAGGGCAACGGCGCCGATCGCAGCCGCATCGATGGGATGGGTCTTCATTGGTGGTAGGGGAACAGGTGGTGCCAGGCTCCGCAGTCAGCAGCGGATCCCCTGGCTTCCAAAGGATACACAGGTGGAGTGGTTGAGTGCGGGGCCTTTTGCTGTCCTGTTGTAAATCGTTGCAAAAGGGGGTTGACAGGTGGCTTTAGCCCCGTCCGATGCTGGCTGCATGGCCTCGCAGCGGATGTTCAATCCACCGAGCCCCCCTGCAGTACGGTCAACCTGTCCTGACTGCTGCTGATCCCCTGGTTGCGACCGCTGCCCAGGGTGGATCGACACCCCCCGCCGGGGGGGGATTGCGCGTCGAGCGCTTCAGGGTTCCCCCCGACCAAATGCGCCACATTTTTTCGGGGTGCTGGGGGTGAGTGGGCACCAGGGCTGCAGCGGTTGCGGTGGATCCCGTTGTCGTTGGGCTGGTGTCTCGTACGGCTTCGCCCCACAGCGCCCCTGAACAGCCCGCCTCGCCGGCGGGGCATCCCGTCTCCGCTTCGCTCCGTCGGGATTCGCGAGGAGAAAGAGGGGATGTGTGTGCTCGGGGGGTGGAGAGCAGCCGAGAGACCCGGCATCCGGGGAGGGCCTTGGATCGACGGTTGCTATGGGAGCACTAGAGAGATCATCAGATCAATTACCAAACGGGCCTGTGGTGGCGTGGCGTTT